CTTCGTGACTAAACAATATCACGCCAGGCAAGGGATAGAAATCCTTGCCCGTATTCGTTCGTCTGTGCTTTGTACGGGTTTTTAGCCTTACGGCGCTTCGATCTGGTGAAAACCGTTTCGAAGTTATCCAACAGGGTTATTAATTTCCTGTCTTTAGCCGCGCAGTCGTTCTGTTCTGCCTTAGCTCGCATAGGGGACCCTATCTTTTTACGGATAGGTCGGATCGGAATCCGACTAGGTACACCCTCGCAAGGTTCAAGCAATCTAGAACCTTTCGGTAACAATGCATAGTTGAGATCCCACCTGGGATCCAACGAAGAAGGATACACTTCTGTATCCACTCCAACGAGGCAACGCTGTTCATACTTCATGAGATCCGCATTCCAGCGGATAATCCTTTGACGTCGAGTGCCAGGGCGCCTTACGGCTACCTGGACAGCCGGCATCGGGGATATACCATCAGCAAAGTCTTTCGACTCAGCTGTGGCTTTATTGACGAGAGTTACGAAGTAACTCTTAATCTCATCTCTACTGACCATCAGGCACATCGGATTCTCTTTCGAGTTCGTAGTGATTCCAACGTCAGGGAAGTAGCTCTCAATAAGGGAGCGCATCGTGCCAATCGTTCGTATCAGGTCGGGTCTCTGGTCTAGCATACGATTGTGTAGGTCAATCCAAGAAGGAAGACTTTCACTGTCGATATACTGTTCCTTCAACTTCAGAGGTGTGACTCGGATGCCGTTAAAAGCATCCATGCCACATGATTCTCTGAAATGCCCTTTAACGAAGGATTTCGACTTATTGACCTTGAGGTTGTGCATCTCAAGGGCGTTACATACAACTTCGAAGTACTGTGAGGGAACTATAATATCGTCCCCGAACACAGCAATCTTCTTAGCATACTCCAGCAGCAGTGCTTCACTGCATGAATCCGTAGGTTGGAAGCCATCATAGTATAGCATGGCCGAGACCGTCAGGATAATGGAGAGGATCGATAAGACTGCAAACGTCTTACCGTCACCCATTGGAGACGCCATCGATGCCTTAAGGACCTCACCGTTAGGTAAGACAATAAAGCTCGGACGGGTGCATGCCATCGCTAGATAATCTTTGCGATGGAACATATATGCAATAAGACTACGGGGGATTCTATCACTTGCATCTTTGAGATCAAGTGTAGCGCTCTCCCTAGTAGCCGAGGACTCTAAAGCTAGATCTCGCGATCTTTGCTGCGAGTCCGGTTGATAGGCAGCCTTAAGCCACGATCTGTTAACCCAGTCCTTGAGAGCGCCATCCAGTCCAATCTGGACTGCTATGGCTTCTTTCGGGCTGATGAACACACCCCTCGGACCTTTAACGGTCTTAGGGACGAGTGTCAGTCGCGCAGATACCCATTTCTCCTCTCGGAGAACCGGGGAATACTGAGCGAAGTGCCATGCTATCCGTTCATTAGCGAAAAAGCCAACAAAAGGATAATACGACTCTAGTTGCTTATAACATACGTTGAACCAGTTCTTATCAGAACCGGCCTCCCGCATGTAGGTTGCTCCGGGACCGTGCTTCACGAATTCCTGAACCTTCGTCCACGCTAAATCAAGGGCATTTATTGGCCCCGAATAGTCGTAGACTCCAGTCTGTGAATTATATGATGCACGATTGCCGAAACCTGCCGAAGAGCGTCGCATGACGTTTCGAGCAATGCGGGTGATAGGATTATTCCTATCAACACGCCAGTTCGAACAATCCGCTTCGTTCTTCTTGAGCGATTCGATGTAATCATGTTCATGCTTTTCTGTAACCTCTATCTTAACTTTGAGCAGAAAGCTCAGGAGTTGATATACGTTACCGAACATCACAGGGTCTTTAAGATCCCAAATACGCATTCTTCGATGGTCAGTGACCATGAAGAGCGTGTGGAACATCTTAACCCATCTATGATATTCGGATAGTGTAATACTATCCTGATACTTCCATGCTTCGTTCTCGGCCAGAGACAACAGCTCATCTTTCAGAGCTGCCATTTCTAAGACTACCTGCCAATCCAATGGCTTTAGTAGTTGCACGCCGAGGTCGCGGCACAGGCACCTAAACAATAATATAATATCTTTATTCATATAATGCCTTAACTATATAGTTATCCGACTCCTGATATCAGTTACAGCAGGTCAGTTATTGCTGACCCTGCCACAACGCCCGGAAACCCGCACCTCCGCCAGCAAGCAAATGGCCTGCAAGGCGAAGGAATGCGTCCAGAGCTTCCTGTTCGGTAGTGTATTGATCCCTGGTAATAGTGACGCCGACCTTGAGGCCGTCGACACGAATCACCTGGGAACTAGTATCTACCCGAGACAGGGTTTGGTCAAGCGACGCCAGCGAACGCTGGATCGGCGATTTGGCCGTGATCGGCTGATGTGCGATGCGAAGAACACTCGGATTGCTAGCACCCAAACGGGTGTTAGACCGGAGCGACTCGCGCGCATTTGCGCTCATGATTCGACTGAAAGCTTCGGCTGTGCCGATAACACTTCCAGTCACATTGGCGACAACGATCGGGGTGATGTTGATATCATCTGTCATAGTAGTAGGAGTTAACTGTTTAACCATTTTATCGTGGTTGAGCGATACCTAATGCGATTAGACACGTCCAGAATAATTTAGATCCGGCGTTCATGTCTGTCAATCGCACTGCATCGAGGGGACTAGGCTGTTCCCTCTTCCCTCTCACATAATGAGAGAGAGTTCTAACAACAGGACCTGAAGAGTCCCAGCGGCGGTTTATCTCGGGGTAATCCCCGTAGATGTCCTTGCACACCTGGAGCTTCCATTCCTGGCGTAAAGACGCCTTAGTAGACGTCCAATACTCTGTCTGTATTCTGGAGTTTTTCCAGAGAAACAGATTATCTAGCACTCCATCGATATTAAAAACCCAATCTAACATAAAACTAAATGGGAATGATTCCCATGCTAGTCCTACGGGATTAGATCCTACATATCTGGATACGGTATCCTCGGCACGATCCAACCACTCTCCCGAAAGGGAGCGCAGGTCGTCTTTGACGATCGAGACTCGGCATCCGTCAACTCTGACTACTTTAAGTTCCTCTCGTATGCTTCCTTGTCGGAAACTTACGGGCGGTTCCCATGGGTAATCAAAGCCGGCATCGTAGTAGGGGTCGAGACGACCACTCGCACCACGAATCGATATAGAGAAACCCTTAGGCTGTTTATTTTTGCCTTTACGGGCGAGCTTAACTTCTCTAATTATTTTGCTGAGATCACCGATAGTCGGTGCAATCCCATAGTGGTAGGCTAGAAGCCCAGACCGTATTCCTTCGAGTACAGCCGTCCGAGGTCCACCCTTTAGTTTAAGGGCAAGGAATCTTGGATTACTCACTAATAGTTTCAGGTTCCGATAGAAGCGCTCCCTTTGCTGGAAGAGCTTCCACAGCTCAGGCAGATCACGTGCTTCATATGCGATGTTTCCCGAATGCAATTTTTCAATTGCACGCAGTACTTTATCGGGCAACTCGGCTAGGCGATCTGGCGGCGTGTCGGGCCACTGAATCTCTCCCACGGAAAACGACTGAAGATTATGCGCGCCTTTTGCAAAGCACGCATTACCAAGTTGAATCCATGGCTGGCAGCTCGCAGAATAATAATAATTCGGCGAAGACTTCCAGTTACCATAATAGCTTGTCTTCCATTGTGCCCAATTGCTGGGCGACACGAAATCCAAACGAGGCCACGATGGTAATTCTCGTTTAACATGTGATACGTCCTTTAGGCCGTATCCAACAGTCGACTCGTCGTCGATCTCAGAGGAGTCTCCGAACGGACCTCCAGTATTATAACTCAGTTGCTCAGCAGGCAGTGAATAGTCCACAACTGTAATCGGGCCCTCATGATGCATTTGCATTATGGGGTCGAACACGGTCGAGGCTTTCTTCACCGTTAGTGAGGCTCCTGAGTCGTAGTAGGAGGGTTCGTTTATTTTGACTCGTTCTCTGTGTCTGTTTGTCATGTCTCTTTTAGCTTTTAGTACGGATCGAAAGATACCCGAACCTAAGCAAGATGAGTACTACTAGCTCAACTCAAAGAGAGTTGATCTGAACTAGAGCACAACGTTCTAGCGAGTAGCCCGTGAGGG